CCAGGCAGCCCACGGTCTTGCCAGACTTGGTGCTGGCCTCAATGCAGACAATCCGCTCATCACTAAAGATGGCGGCTTCCTGTGCCGCATACAATCCCTTAGGCCGAATCCATGGTTCCGGGGGCGCGGTTACCTGGTCCACCTGGGTGGCCCGAACCAGCGCCGTGCGGTTCATTCGTTATCGCTCAGCTTCATGGTGGCAACCAGTTCAATCGGCCCCGAACGCGGCCCCGTGATCTGGAACCGTTCGTTGTAGGTTTCGGGGTCCAGGCACTTGAGCAGGAATATCAGGGCGGTCGTATTGCCGCTGAGTGCCTGCTGGCGCAGGGTCGCCTCCAGTAACTCAATGGCTTCCTCTTTCGCGCTATCGAAGTCAGCCCTGAATATCTCATCCTTCTGAAGCGTCAGATAGACGTGGCCCCGACTGACCTGGGCGGCCAGCGTCGATGCCCGCATGTTGCCGCTGTTGGCATACGCCGCAAGGAACGGGCGCTTCCACTTCCCCGCTGATCGGTCATTGGCAGACCTGCCGCCTCTACGTTCAGCCATGGGAGGCCAGGTGGAGCGCTGGGGTCGGACTTGCGCCGCCCTTGCCCGTGTGGGACACGGGTGCATCGCTGCCTATGCTTCCAGCGCATTTGCACAATTCGATTTGCGCGGATAAACCGTAGCATGAGAAGTCGAAAGCTGTAACCTCGTCTCCGAATTTCGCTAGCCTCATGTGATACCAGCGATCCCTCCACCAACCAGCAATCTCATCTTGTGGCCTCAACGTACCGCCTCGCTGATTGGCTTCACCTCGCAACATTGGGACGGCGTTCGGTCCAAGCGGCGCGAAATAAATACCTCGCGGCTGCCTTGGTGATAGCCCCTCCAGGCTTAACTTGGCCTTGCCGAATACTGACTGAACGCAATCTTGAGTCGCCCTGTCCGTCGTCCATCCCTGGGCAGACATGCTGTCCTTATTCGCATTGAATATTCGCTTGATGTGCTTCCGCACTTCGGCGCTGACCTGGAAGGTTCCTCGCCCTGCTGTGTACCCCAGAAACTGCCATTCCTTCATGCGGTTATATTGCGACGATTTCCCAAAGAGCGATGTGGTCACCAGGGCGGCGAGCGGCTGCCTATAGCGGCGCTCGTATGAAGACACGATTTCCTCGGACGTAGCTGCGGCGCTCATAAATTTCCCGCCTGTCAATCGTCCGAAGGGCGCGACACCAATGCACGTCTGCATGTTCGCCAGCAAATTCAACCCACCGTCAAACTTCCGCTCCTTATTCCACCCAATATGCTTGTCCCTGACCCCTAGCTGATTGATGTCGGACATCAAGCGGAACGCCCCCAGCACGCCTCCAGTGTTTTTATCCACGCACAGAAATGGGATTTGGCGACCATACGCACCGGCCTCGGGTGCCGACGACACAGTATTGCGAATATAGTCCCACAGCGGCTTGTCTTTCGGTGAACAGGGAACCAGCGCCGGGTGGATATCGGTATAGTCTGGCCGCTTCATCAGTTCCAGCGCACGGTGTTCCACGCCCTGCAACGTGCGATAACGATGCTCTAAGTATTCGAGCTTTCGCCTAGCCATCACTGCGCGAGGCGGGAGTTGCGCTTCGCGACTGATAACCTCATACAACTTGCGGGCCTCCGCTTCAAACCTCATTGAGATATTCCCTGCAAATTAGCGCCAGCGCGTTGGACGCCTTGTGCGCGTTGGCTTCTTCGTGCGTGGACTTAGCCTCAGCGTCACGCAGCGCGGCTTTGATATCAACGTATTGGCTCGCGGTGAACATAAAGTTCAGGTTGTGCATATTGGCGGGCGCGTCGTCTTCGGTGTTGTATGCCAGGTCAATCTCGTCGATTTCCGCTTTGGCCCCGCTGACGATGGCATCCAGCAGCGTTCGTGTTGCCGCGCTCTGCGTCGTAATCGAATCGGTCAATTCCTGTAATGCGATAGCGTCACGGTCAGCCATTGCCCCGATAGGATCGTAGGTTGCCAGCACCACGTCGGCCTCGGCTTCGGTCAGGTCGGTGACCAGGACCGGCACCGTGGCTTCCCCTACCATCTCAGCCCTAGCATGGCCGTCGATTATGACCAGCCCGCCATCCTCATCCTCACGGGCTATGACCGCGCCGGCGAACCCAACCTCATCCAGCACAGCAGCCAGCGCCCGTTGCTGGGCCTGCGGATGCCTGCGCCAGTTGGCCGGATTCGCGATCAGTTGATCAGCCGGAACCAGCCGCATCTCGGTGACCCGATCCTGTACGTTCATCGTCCCCCTTTTATGGCTGTCGCGTTTTGTCCGCTTTACGCCATTCTAGCGGTAATGGGTAAACACGTCGCCCATGCAATGAAAGCGCCCCTATGCGGCCCGTAGCCGCCCCTACGTGGCTGGAATAAGAAAAGCCCCCCCAGTTTCCCAGGGGGGCAATGGATCGCGGCGTTTCGGCTACTTAGAACGTGGCATACAGCCAAGAACGTCGCGGATCATTCTCACGGTAATTACGTCTGTCTCATCATCGTCTGTGTGACGGTCACGGATTTCGATTAGCGTGTAAATGGCTTCCAGCTTCCGCTCAAGGTTTTTGATGTGATCCGCTTGCGGTGTTGGTTTGTTTGCCATGTCTGATGTCCTATCAACTAACTGATGAGGTAATAGTAAGACTTGGTTCACAATGCGTCAACCTATATACAGCACAAAACAGACTTTTTTAATAGGGGAACTTATCGTGTTTAATAGGGGAACTTATCGTGCAGTCATCCACGGGGCGGCTCATCGGTATATCCCCAGCGTGGGCAATAGCGGCCTGGCAGGTAGCGCACCTTCACATCTTGCCGACCGAAGTAGGGGCCGGTCGTGCGCTCATAGCGAGACGGCGCGACGGCGGCATAGCCCAAGGCTCGAATCACGCCATCTTGGATGTCCCAATTCCACCAGACCCCGTAGGGGCCGCCATCAGTCACAGGCATCTGCACCGTTCGCATTTCCCCGGTCGGCGTTTCAATCTGCATTTCCACCCACGTGCCGAGCAAGGTCATGTCTCGACTCGCCAGCCCCATGCTGGCCGGCGTTAACACGGCCCATGTGTAGTACGGGCTGTCCGGGTCGAAGTGTTCAGGGAGAGCGCAATGCCATCCCCAGGATGTGCGGTGGCCGTAGTAACCGGTCCACCTTTGCTGATCCTGTGACCAGTAGCCGCCATCCCAGACGCTCTCGGAGCCATAGGCGCTGGCATGGGACCACCATCGCCACGGTTCATCAGCCAATACCGTGGCACTTTGCGCCAGCATTGCGCCCGCAAACACCAGCCCGATCAGCAGGCGTTTCAAAACACCCATGAGAATATCCCCCACATCATCAGCCCCAGCAGGGCCAAGCCAAGGCATCCGGCGACGGTATCCCAGGTGCTATGCGTCGGTTCGGCACGGTATGACCACAGCCAGCGAGCAGGTGGGTGTGTCCACTGTCGAATAACAGGATCGTAATCACGGTTCAGCTTCGGCGCGGCCCTGGGGTGTTCATGATCATAGGTTTTCATGGGGCAAGGCTCGCAGCCCAGGCCGCGTAATAGAGCATCAACAGCCATACGACGAACCCGATGATGCAGCCCAGCAGGTTGATCAATTGTTGTCGCTTCATACCCATCACCACAACTCCGGTTGGATGGGCTGCCCTGGGTCGTCGTGGTGGGCTACGTCGCTGCGGATATACCCACGGCCCTGACAGGTCGGGCATAGCTGGCCGCGTTCCAGGGTGATCTGCTGCTGGTATTCCACCGCAGCTATGGCAACAGCCGCGCCATCGGTGACCGCCTCATAGATGTAGGCCATCCGGCCTGATGGGTTCTTGCGTTGTTCCCCCATGCCCAGCGGTGGCCGGAATCGTCGGCGCCGCAAATGACCATCGGCCCGCAGTTCCTCGAACCGTGCTGATAATGCGCCGTAGGAAATCTGGTGGCCTTTCCACTGGATGCCATCTGCCGCTTCCCGCAGGGTGGCCCCATCGTATTGTTCACCCCACCAGTCCAGCACCGCATAACGCTGGGTCTTGCGATTGGTGCCGGCGTGGGCCTTCCTTGATGTTTCGGTGGTCCCCTGGCTGTAGTGGTCTGGCAATCTCATTCTGAGGCCGCCTTTCGATCACGGCCCTGTTTCCATTTACGCGGATCAAATACCTGGGCCATGTCTTTGCGAGCCTCGCGAATGGTGGCAGTGCTGGCCCGCTTGGTATTGGCCAGGGCTTCAAGCTGTGCTTGCGTCTCCTTATTACGTTGCTCAAGCCGCCGCTGTTCCCGATCTGATATGGGCTTATCTTTTTCCGCATCCTTGCTGGCCCGCTGGAGCCAGTTCAACGCGAACCTGGGTAAGCTCGCCTTCGGTCGTTTGGATGGCGCTGCGGATTGCAGAAATACGAACATCTTCTCCAGTTCTATATCCAGGTCAACGGCAGGAAACAGTTCCCGGTACCGTTTGCAATCCCCTTCAGTGATGGGCTGGAGTTCCTCAAATTCCAGAATCTTATAATCATCATGCTTGTCGGCAGGCCGGGCCGTTCGTTCGTACGTTCGTACGTTCGTACGTTCGTTCGTAGCCCCATTAGGTAACGGGCTGGTAACAGTAACGGTCGCATCTGATGGCGTTACGGTGTCGCCCATGTCACCCTTTCGCTTCTGTCGGTAGCGCCGCTGACGTTCCCGGTTGGCCTCACGTTGGGCCACCAACTGCCCCTGATGCTCGTCCCAATCGTGCAGGGTCAGCTGCTTTCCACGTCGGTCAAGCAGTCCGGCGGTCAGTAGGGCTTCGATCAAATCCACCTGGATGAGCGCCGCCTGCTGGTCTACGCCCAGCGCGGTCAGGATCTCCTCGCTGGAATACTTGCTCAGGTCGCCGTCGCCGTCACAGTAGTCCACCGCCCAGGTCCATAAATCCACCAGAATCCCAATCGCCTCATGTCGCCCTATGCCCATGCCTTTAGCGAATCGGGCCACCTTCGGATGACGGGACAGCGAGCAGTCCAGCCGTATCCACGTCATGACGCTTCACCGGCCCCCCCTTGCGGCTCGCCATCTTCGGGGTCATCAAACCCCGGCAGGTCATTGATGGTGCCACCGGCCTCGATATGGCCCTCAATCGCCACCGCCCGCTCAGCGGCTTTATTCCCCGCAATGGGCAGTTCCTTGGCGTGGCGGGTGAGAACGGTCTTCCTGACCATCCTGGGCCATGCCAGCGGGTCACGCCACGGGCTATCAGCGGCGTTCTTACCGGGTGACATCGCCTCGGCGGTATCAAGCTCGGCCCTGCTCATCACCTCGAACGTGGTCAGGCCATTGGGCGTGGTCGCGACGCTGTACGCATGACGCACAAGGCCGTTCATGATCTGTTCAACGGCGGCGGGCGTGGCCTGGTCGCCCAGTTCCTGGATCACACTCAGCCGCACATTGTCATCAGGGCGGTGGCGCAAGGTCTGTTCGGACCCCTCAACCCATTCCCACGGTTCACCTTCGTAGTGCAGCCTGGTCTTGATCGTCAGGCCGGATCGCCCTAGCAGGCTTACCCACCCTTTGTAGCCGATCACCGGCACAGCGTCCACCTGCTCAGTGCCAGATTGTCGGCTCAGTTTTGAGTTCTTAAACGGCAGAATCCACAATTGACCGGCGGCCCCAATCGGCAGGCCAAGCTCAAGGCTGACCTGAACGCAGCGCCACAACGTCAGGCGTCGGCACTCCAAAACCCTGGGGTTCACGGCCCCCGCTTCAACCAGTAACTGGACCGCTCGTGCGGGCGGCAAACTATCCTGCGCGACTCGGGCCAGGCGGCCTTCACGCTCATGGAACCACTGCTGTAACTCATCAACTCGTTCTGCTAGTTGCGTTGCCATATCAAACTCCTATCAACGCTATAAATACACATCCCTATTTTACCGTGAACCGCTTATCCCCCTTCCGTTATCGGCTTGACCACCAGGCGGCGCTTGCCGGTCTTACCCACGCGGTGCGTGGCTGCCACGGTGCCATCACGCCGGTTGATCTGCTCATAGTCATCACCCATCGCCTGCACGATGCGGGCATCCAACCGCTTGACCATGTGGCTGGCCTCTTGCTCCTGGCGCTTCCATGCCCCCCGCTCATCCAGCACCATCTCCAGGTGATCGTCAGCGGTCAGGATTAACCCCTGCTCGGGCGGCAGCCCCAGAACAATGTCTGACCGTTGATCGGGCAGCGGGACATCATCACCGTGAACATATTGCATGAACCAGGCATCCGCATACGCCGCCCATTCCTCAAACCAGTCAGGGTTCGGGCTGACCTGGTACTGCCGCCAATCATTGCCCCCGATCAGGGCGCAAATCACGGCTTTCGGCGCACCAACACAGCCGAGTTGCCACCAGACTTGTTGCAGGTAGTGTTCTGGAATGTGGCCCTCGGCCTCACTGCCGGACGGCCCCCATTCGTCGGCCATCCATGCGCTCACGTTCTTACACTCCACCAGCGGATGCTCATGTGGCGGGCGCAGCGTATCGCCAGACCCATTCGCGTAATAATCCGGCGTAGCCGCTACGTGGTCGATGCTGTGATGCGGCCACGGGGTCACGTAGTCCTGCTCGAACAGGTCCACCCGGCACTCATGGAGTTCGCCGTATTTGGCCGCAATCAGCGGTTCCAGACGGTGGCCCCAGTAGAACAGGTCGTTGGCCTCATCCTCAGTCACGGGCTGCGTCTTGTCGGCCCAGACGCTAAACGGGCCACCCCATGAGGCTGGGGCTGCGCCGGTCAACTTCGCGATATCCGAAGCCCCGATATATAACTTGCGGGCTTCAAGCCATGCCATGCGTTCCATAATCAACTCCTATCTAACGTGGTTACAGTTTACTCCCAATTCCCTTCCGGCAACGGGTCACCCATCGGC